ATCCATACCTTCTAATTCATGCAACATTTGAAAACCTTTTCTTTTTACTACTATTAAATTTGACATAACCTTTATTTAGCGCTGTAACTTCATTATCACAACATGGTGAATATACGAATGATATCCCGGGTAGCCAAGCTTCCTGTGTATTATTTTTTATTTTTTCTATAAACTTTCCCAAATAAACGGTTAGTATCGCCAACTCTAATTTCTTTTCCTTTTATTTTTCTACCTCTCATATCCTTAATTTTTTCTATTGCAGATATAGCGGGGATATGTTTTGATACTCTAATCTTATCAAATTCCCACATATTATTATATTCAGGCCCCCAACATTCGGATATAGTGGTATGACTAAATTCCTGTATATGTGTATATTTAGCTCTTTTTTCCTTTTCTATAAAACCAAATTCAATATGCCTTTGTACAAATATTGATTTATCTAAAGTAATAATATTGAAAGGAGAAAATTCTAAACATATATCAGCGGCATATTGGATTTTCTTAGTATTCTCATAAAACCATAACGCACTTTTTTTATTTAATAAATAAGCATGTCCTGAGTATTGGTTGTTAATGTTAAGTGAGTTATAAAAATGGTTTGAAACTTGATCTCCTCTAATAATATCTTTTTTATATCTACCATATATTGTTACCCCCCAATCTTTATTATCATCTAGTTCTTTTCTGATTTGAGTAAAGTCTAATTTATGTATATATGAAGTATTTTTAACATCATCTTCTAAAAATAATCCTACTTCATCCCCAGAATCTAAAAACTTTTTCCAAGCTTTTCGATGTGATAGAGCACAACATAGAATTCCTAAACTTAACCACCCATTAGGATCCCAAAAATTTTCAGCTAAATTTTCTTTAGCAAAACTAAAACCCTCTCGGGCTTTATTAAATTTATCAATACCTTGAACGTATTCTATGTTTTTTAATTGAAGTTTATTAATCAAATGATCAATTCTCTTTTTTCTAAATTTATGTCTCTCTAAATTAATGACATAAGCACTATCTGCTCCTAAAACCATTTTATTTTATTTTATGTTATTACTAAAGAAATCTCACCAGTTCCCCTTAACAAAGAACTACTTTCAGCCACATTAACAGTAGGATTAAATCTAAATGAACTTTGCCCTTCAGGTACTACAACAGAAGCGATATAAGAAGAAGTAACTAAAGAATTTTCATCTATAGATACAAATTGATCATAAACACCAATAGCATTTGTAGGTTTATTACTAAAGGAACCAGTATTATCAGCAACAGTTTCAATAGTAAAATAAATACTACCCGTAGAATTATTTGTAAGAGTAAAAGTTTTATTCCCAGAAATAACTTCAGTTGGTGTTCCTTCTCTAAGTTGTGATTTTGTATATGACGCCATTTTTAATTTTATTATAAATATAAAAAAGGATGGAAACGACCTTCTCTCTTACACATATTCACATCCATAAATACGTATATACTACCCTACTTAAATATACTTTATAAGATAATGTGGTTTCCGCGATTGGGGTTCGTATATTCGATACAAATAAAAAAATGGATTAAATATGGAATTATTATATTTTATAGGTGGAGTACTATCGGTAGGAGTACTATATGGGGTTAGGTTATTACGTTCGGTAAAATCTTCACATACGGAATTACTGGCGAGACATCAATCACAATCAAATATCTCCTCTATTAGGTATGGGGATTTAAGTGATGATTTAAAGACTTTAGAAGATCTGGTAATGGATATTCAGTCGAATATGGAGAAAGATCAGTATGAAAGTTTGTCTGAAATTAATGGTAAGTTACGCGATGGGATTTTATTAGCGGAATCGAATAATAGGAAAATTGCGGAAAATGCAAAAGTGTTCAATAAAAATGTTACGGATGCGTTTACACAAATCCAACAAATTAGAAATAATGTAAAGACATTGGCACAAAATCCAAACATGACAAGCAATTATTAAAAATGGGTAAAATAGCAAATCTAATAGGATATAAATATCAAAATCTAAACGGAAATTGGGCTATTATATATAATAATCTTATTGTTTCATTAAAAGAATTAGGTTATAAAATTAGAATTAGTCCATACTTAAAAATAAAGGATAAAGAAAAATTAGGGGAAGTTGGTATTATTGATAATGTTAAAGATCTTTATGTTTTTAACCACACATATCCTGAAGATATTGAAGAGAAGGGATTTACCCAATCCGAATCTGTTATTTTCATCAAACCCACTGGACCTACCAATAAACATCATTCAATAGATGTGTTGGGTTATAGTTCTAGAGTTACTATTGCTTATGATAAGCCTCAATTTGAGAACACTGATTATAAGGAATATTGGGATAATGAAATATCTAAAATTAAAGAAAATAAACTACATAAATGGGATGATGTATATGAATTTGAAGAAAATAGTAATATTCCTGATAACCATATATTAATAGTAGGGCAAATGCCTGGTGATACTTCGGTGTGTCATTTTTCTTTTCAAAATCATATGGTAGATATAGATAGGATTATAGATAGATTAGATAGTAAGGACCATATTGTTATTAAATTACACCCATTTTTAATAGACAGATCAAAAGGGGATTATTTAAAATCAATACATGCTAAAATATTAAGATGGGAAGCATTAGGTCATACTGTTATATCTGGTATGATGGACTTACATACTATTTTACCTAAAACTAAATTAGCAATAATAGAAAATAGTACTGCTGGTATAGAATGTATGATGTATGATGTTCCTATGATTACCTTTGGGTGTCCTGAGTATAGATGGGTATGTAAAGAACTACGACAAATTGTAGATTTAAATAGATACAAAAATGATTTAAGTTGGTTCAATAAAGAATTAAGTAGAAAATTCTTAGTGTGGTATGTAAGAGATTGGTTATGTTATGATAAGGCCTCTACTATAAGAAGATTAAAACAAATATTAAATTTATAGATTATGAAAAAAATGTTATTTTTATTAGCTATATTCTTACTAGGATGTGAAGACCCATATTTGGAGATGACATCTTTAGAAGAGGAAATAGCTATATTAGAAGAAACCCCGAGTATTAGTAGTGACTTAATTGTATGGTATCCATTCAATAACAATTCCAATGATGAAAGTGGAAATGATTTACACGCAACCGTGTATGAAGCTGAATTAGATTATGATAGACATGATTCTATTAATTCTTCTTACAAATTTGATATAACTGATAACCCATCATGGGGAGAAAGGGATGATATATTAATAACACCATATGACAGTATTATGGATGTTAATTCTTTTACATTATTAGCTTGGGTTAAACCTCAAATAAAACCTTCCCCATATGAAGAAAGACCAAGTACTATCATAAGTAGATGGGATGGTGATGATTTAAATAGTATTTTTAGATTCCAAATATTGAATAATGGAGAAATTCATTTTCAAATGGAAGAAGAGAGTTTCTATAGTGGATATACACTGGAATATGATGAATGGTCCCATGTAGCTCTTAGTTATGATGATGGGGTTATTAAATTTTACGTCAATTCCATATTAGTAAACCTAACCCAAACAAATATTACATTAAACACACTACCAAGTCATTTCACTATTGGGGAAACATGGATGGGGAATGGTAATTGGTATCACTTCAATGGTAATTTAGATGATATAGGTATGTCTAATGGATCGCTTACAGAATGTGAAATTAGAAGTTTCTACAATTTATAGATATATTTTCCTAACGTCAAAAAGTTTTGAAGAAAGAAGAGTTGCCATTTTACTGTTTTTAAAAATTTGGCGTTAAATGGAAAAAAGGGCCCCCAATGGGGGTCCTTATATATTTGTATATATTAATCGGGGGTAGAAGATCGTACGAGCTTTATTTGTTGTCCTACACCCTTTTCTTCACGTATACACGCTATATGGATATTAACGCGCGTGGTATTATATACAGTATACGGCGCCGGTATGGTGGTATGCCCAACGCAGTACATAAGTACGGGGCACCCCCCAATGGGGTACCCACATACTACAATCACAAAAACAATAAAAATTAATTAATTATATCCAACCAATGGCGCAACCATAAAATTGGCGGAGCGACATTGTATTTAATCCAGGTGTTGGATGATGAAGTTCGTCGGTGCGAGGATTACCGTAACGATTTTTACCGGTGAAATTGGAATATTCACTATATACCTCCTGGTAATATACCTTATTGTTGTCCTTATCTATTCTCAAACACAGGCTACTACCCGTGTTGCTAAAATTATCACTAAATGTTTTACCAATGTATTGATCTAACTCATCGATCATTGACTTACTTATTTCATTTGGAACTGTATACATAACCTTTATTTTATTTGTTTAAATTGCTTATACATTCTAATAGCATGCTCTTTATTTAGGGCATTAAACGAATTACCTGTTGGTTTTCCATTTTTAAATACTTCAAACCAAGTAAAACCCATATAATCTTCATTACTTTTTTCTACTGCTGTGAACATAACCTTTATTTTAACCGTAATGCTTAACTGCATCAACATGGTAAATATACGAAATATCTCCTGGGTAGCCAAATTAACCACACATTACTTCCTGAATGTTATCACATATCCAGACATTGTCCTTGCCCCAATGTTTAATACCAATGGATTCGTAGTGGTGAGCCTCATTTATGTCATTACCCGACCATATGTTTTCAATGTTATCTCCGTTGTCAACCTTTAATGTATATTGTTTCATAACCTTAATTTTACCCTGTAAATATACGAACCCTATCCCACGTATCCAAATTTAATCGCAATCGTCGTTGTGAACAGTCGTGAACACCGTTTGGAATTGTCACATGCTCATTTTTACATGCAGGTTATTGTGAATAAGAAAGATCTACACGTGTGCCAATTGTGGATACTGCAATTCGACGTATATACTTTAAGGTAGGTCGAGAAGGCGTGGTTGCCTATGTGAATGGGTTAATACCACCTCACTTCTATCCCACATAACACACCCACTGTTTGTCACCCACTACATGGAAATATACTAATATAAATACATCCACATATTTGTATTCCACACTTTGTATATGGTTGGTTATATGTTTACCAAGTTTTAACGTACTCAATTGCACCAGGCACCATCTTAAACCATATCGTGTAAGTAATCAATATAATAATGATCCACGCTATCAACTTTGTATAATTACGTTTCATACTATAATATTTTATTTACCACATCCCAGATTATACTAACCACGGCTCCAAATATAAACAGACCTACCACACCAACAATCAAACCAAATAACACATCACCAAATAATCCAGCTACTTGTTTACCCAATTGTTTATTATCGTCTCCCATTTGACCCATTTTTAATTTTAACATCATAATCGACGAACCTAGGTTGTGTATTACCTCGTTTAACCGGTTTACTACGTTTTGATTTCAATGTTTTCATCCACTCCGTTAATTGCGCTACACGCTGCTTTGCACTGTTTTTACTCATGTTACTTACGTTTTATTTTTGTTTATAATATATTATTCCAGTATCCATCTCACATTTATCCCAATCACCACTCATCAATACATTCAGTTTGTTTGGTTGGTTACTCGACATTAAATAATCTATCGTCGACTGACATACAATTAGTTTACCCATCGTTATTTTATTCTGGATTCACATATCTCAATTACCTCCCATTGTAGCGGTTTCCTATTTCTTTGATATGCCTCCATTGTTAACTCCGGATTACAAGTATTAATAGAAACGATATATGGTAAATCATTTTCACTATAAGGTGTAATTTTAAATTTATGTAATTTTAATGTACTCATAAATGTATATACGTATTAGATTGTTATGGTGTGTTATAAAGAGCTTCGTTTGCCTCTTTTTGTTTTATATTCGTTTATGATCGTATTATTTTGTTTAGCATTCTTTTCTGCTACTATTTGTCTATAGATTGGACTATTCCATTCACAACCTCTATATTCTCTTTTTTTTCTCATAACTAATCTTCTACTGCTCCACTACCTGTTGAATATGATATAAAATCATCTATGCCTTGTTCTAACAACTCATCATCCATGCTATTTACCTCTACCGGCCTTTTTGACTCCATTATTCTTAACAGAAGTACGTTGTGGTTTTATTTTAGATTTAGATTTATTATTAATCTTATTATCGTTCTTATTACTAAAAAATTTACTACTCATATTTTTATATTTATTTATTTATGAAAATCTACATCATCCCAAAAATCAACCTCACCATTACCATAATATTTTTCCCATAATATATCGTCTTCTTCTATACATTGTTTACATACCGTTTTTAGACTTATGGTATTCATTAGTTCATCATATACTAATAGTTCTGCTTCAAAATCACTATCTAAATCTAACGTACTCCAATCTGCATATTTACCCCATATTCTATTACGGCCATGTTCATTTATCCTTTCTTCAATATATTCTAATATAGGTGTTTCTGGTAATTGTGTTTGTTCATTTTGGGTTGTTTTAGCACACCAACTACAATATTTTGTTTGTTTGTTATTATTCATTATGTTAATATATGAATTTTGGTTGTAGTATCCTAGTTTTATATCATATTTCTCTTATATTTGGACCCCACATTAATTGGTTTGTTATTCTATTCTTTATTGTCACCCATTGTTTATCCTGTATTGCGAATTTAAATTGTCTAATATCAAATTCTCTATTCTCGCCTATACATTCGTATCGTTTACCACCATACTCAAACACATATTCTTCTTCCACATCATGTGAAGTACAAGGTGATGATTTTATCTTACTATTTCCCATAGTGATATTATTTCTCCCTCTTTATCCGTAGTATATTTTTCCATAGTAGAATTAATATTAGAGGTTTCAATTAAAAATTTATAGGGTTCTCTTACTTCATCTATGGGAGTTACTTTAACAGTATACCATTTGTTTGTTTTTACTTTCATTTAAGTTTTTATCTAAGTGAGTATTGTTTTTGTAATTTTAATGATTGAAAAAAGGGGTTTAATCTTACATATGTGCTATTAGCCCTTTCAATGTTTGTTGCTCTAAAGTTAATACAACCATCTGAAGGGAAGGCGCCATAGTTAGAAACAAAATCTAATATATCTTTAGCTCCTGAAGGTGTCATTATGTAACCATAACATCCTCTAAAACATCCACCACCCATTAATTTATTTTTACCGTAAAATTGGTTTTTAGGGTGCTTACTAACCCCAGGTTTGTATTTTTCTACTGCTTGATTATATTCTTCAAAATGAGTTGTCTTATTATTTTGATTTTCAAACGGTAAATAAGCATCTAAGTGACATACCTTTTTAATTTCGGGGAGTAATTCTCTAGGATCTTTAACTAATATAGCATCTTGTTCTAATATTAGAAATGGTTCATCTTGTTTTGAGCATTTATTCCAAAGTAAGTAATGGCTAGCTAAACATCCTATAGTACCATCTGACCAATGGGTTTTTGAAATGTGAGATGAAGGGAATACATTATGTTGAGATGATAATATTTCTATACCTTTATTACCTACTACCCCATCAACCAATTCGTATTCTATATTAAACTTTTTTAAAGATTCTATTGCTTCATTTGCCATCTTTACAGAAAAGTCATTTTGACTAAGGTGAATTATATATGTTTTCATTTTATTTAGTTTTTCTTTCATTTCTTTTCTTTATTAGTGAGGTACATAAACATCACACTTACAAGCAAAGTGATTATTACTATCTCTCTCATTTCTCTTTTGTTTTAAAGGTTTCTGGTTTTAAGTGAGTAAATCCTAACTCCTCATTCAAATCTATATTATAGGCTTCCATCTTCCTAAACATCATCTGAGATAGTGTTTCATCATCTAGCACTAAACTATCGTTATCATATAGCTTTAGACTATCTAATATAGATAACATACAAGAAGCCATATTGTGTACTTTATCTTTACTCATCTCTCTTTTGTGTTAAAGGTTATACTGATAGTCCTCCTATGCGTTTACTATCTGCTAAATGATCAAACTCTCCATAAGTCTGTATCTCATATGCTTTCTTCTCTTTATCCCATACAAAGCTTCTAACACAGAGTCCTTTTAACTCCTTACCAAATGTACCTAAGTCACTATGCGCTTTAATATAAGGTCCTCCAGAAGGATCAACCATGTTAATATTATCATGATCTGAGAATACCAGTGAACTGTATTTCTCTGTTATGGGTCCTGCTTTAATCCAATTACCCTCTTCATCATATAACTGCTCATGTACCTTCTCTTCAAAGTCATATTGATTTAATTCACCTCCATCTTTGCGGAATTGTTGATATGCTTTCTTATAAACGTTTGGAAAGCCTACTCTAATATGCTCAAAGTTACCTTCCCATAGTATAGTTCCGTCCTCTTGTTTAGTAAACGTATATTCATCACCATATCTATTTCTATACCTTACCATAAATTTAATGCTTTACTAATTGATACTATTACTACAAATCCTATAAAAGCATATACTGTCCATTCTAGAATTTTATAGTTATTTTCTACTTGTTGTTTTGATCTACCTTGATTTTTCATTATTTAGCTTTTTGATTATTAAATCTATTTAATAAATCTTCTATTTTTTCTGTTTGAGCATCGTATTTTTTATGAAAACGCTCTTGATCCATTTCATTACTATAACCTAAAGTAAAAGTAACTGAACTACCTGATTCAAACTTAACTATTACTGTTGGAAAATTACTATAAGATCCTCTATAATAATCAGAACCAATTGTAACCTCAGCTTTAGGATATAATTTCTGGTATTTAGCAACTATAGTGTTTAAAGCAATTTTTTGCTTATTATAATTTATAAGCTCATTTATTTTACTCTCATTATACTCGTAAAGTTTAACATATAATGAACTTGGCTTGTAATATCTATATTGTGAAGTAATACTAGTACACATTAATTTATTACCTTCTCTATTAACTGAAGCCTTATATGTTTTAATTTCACCCTCTTTAATAGTATTAACTTTAAGATAAACACCACCTACAGCATTCATATAAGTAACTTCATGTTCATAATTTGTATTATTATATGAATAACCAAACTCTCTTTCTGTAGTAACTTCGTGAATTTCAAAATTGCTATCATAATCTCTACCTTGGACAAAACCTGCTTCATCAAGTAATAACATTTTTCTATTAACATCATTTTGACTATCAACTGCTCTTTCAGCTTGTCTTTTGATAAATCTATTAACTTCTTCTTGTTGTTCTACTGTTAGTACCTTTCCGTGAAATAAATCTAATTGCATTGTTTCTGTATTTAACATAACCTTTATTGTTTTAATGTGATACTTAACTGCATCAACATGGTAAATATACGAACCCTATCCCGGGTAACCAAATTTTTAAGCAAACATCTTCCAATTCTCTTCAGCTTTTTTAGCGTCAACTTCATATGGGTGATTACCATATGTGTAACCCATACTATAATATCTTTTCATCCAAGACCCTGATTGTAAGTAATGTATGTATTCATGGATAACTCCTCTAATTACATCTTCAACACTATCATTAAAATCTGAGTATATAAATAACTTATTTGTTTTACGATCAAATTCAGCTTCTGCGGGGTCATCTCCTTCCATATCTGGTTCTCCACTTAACCTAGCAAATATGTTTCTATATACTTCAATTGGTGGGTATTCTTTTTTACCCAGACCATAATGAGCCCTAATTTTAGGGTATGCCTTATTTGCTATTTGTAATATTTGTTCTTTTTCCATGTTATATAATTTGTGCTTCTTCAATGGTTTCACATATTAAAAAATTATTATCCTGTTTTAATACATGATCCCCATTTTTTTCATCTACATATAATCCTAATATTTGTTTATTTACAGTGTTATCAGAATTTAAAAAATTATGTATTGGTATGATATTTAAAACTTTATATGCTTTATCACCGTTGCGTATTATATTCGAATACAGATTCATATATTAAATTTTTATATTTAGTTGTTGACCACCCATGGCTTCTATTTAGATATTCTATTTTAATATCTAAGGTATCTCCGGTAAATGGTTTATCTATATAATCATCACCTAAAAACCTAACATCAAATTCCCCCATTCTAAGCAAATCATACAATTGTTCTTCATAGGTATATCGAACTACATCATCAACATATCTAATACTTAATAACATTTCTTTACGTTCATCAGGGGATAATATGGGTTTTATTTTATCCTTTCTTTCAATTGAAGGATCAGTATGAAGTAATATAATAAGACAATCACATTTACCTTTTGCTTCTTTTAACATTTGAACATACCCGGGATGGTATACATCAAAATTACCTGCTATAACACCTTTTTTAAAACCCATTTTTATAAGTTAATTCATCCATTTCTCTTTGTAAGTTTTGGATTGCTTTTTTAGTATCAACCTTATTTCCTAATTTTTTTAATTCAAGGATTTTACTGGTGATTTCTTTGATTTTTTCTGATTTTGTCATAATATTGATTTTATAAAATGAATTGTCCAAGCTATTAAGCCATTTAATTGCAATGCAACTAGATTCCATTGTCTTCTAATTGCTACTTGTATTAACACACACCCAAACCCTAAAACATATAAGGGTGGGGATAAAGTCCACTGTCCTGCTATTAAGAATCCTACTCCCATATAGCCAACTCTAGTTCCTAATCTTTCAGCTGGGGATAATCTTTTATCTCTAACCATTTGTTTGAGTATAGATCTCCACCAAATTTTATATCGTTTCATATACATATTATTTATATTAACATCTGTGATGGTAACTAAACCACCCAGTTACTATATATTTTGTTTCATTGGGGGCGGGTATTCCTCTATGTGGGTGAGTCCAACCTGCAGGCCAAAGAATAGTATTTCCTTTTATAGGGTGAACTTTTATATTTTGGTTAATAAATTCAGTTTCCCCTCCGGTTTCAATAGAATTTAAATAAGTAGTAAAAGCTAATATTCTAACCATCTTGTCTTTTCTAGGACCTCCACATTCAATATGAATTGGATTATAAGCTTCTCCTGGGTCATACTTTTGTATGTTAAATGGAGATGTTATACCCCATTTAGTACCTTGATTAATATGGGGGAATGTATCTCTATATCTTCCTTCCATAGTAATTAATTCCTTAATATACTGTTTCATTAAAAGAGGATTCATTTGTCGGTTACTTATCCTATGATACCCCCTTGTTTTATCGTAATGGGAATGCTTATTAAAATTGTCTTCGTAATTTTCTATAATTAAATCACATAAGCCTACATCTATTCTACCATTTATAATATAATTTTCCATAAATTATGATTTTTCTCCTGATGATCTACGATTAATATCATCATGGTTAAATTCAGCCCAATATAATTCAAATGCTACCCCATCTTCTAACCCTTCAAATTGATGAAACTTACCTGGTTTAACCATAGTAAAATCACCTGCTTCTAATATTGTTTCATCTACCAATCCCTGATCATCTTGCCATACACGAACAATCATTTTCCCAGATTCCACAAAGAAACCATTCCATTTAAATTTATGTTCATGTTCTGAACATTTATATCCTGCGTTATATTCAATTCTATGGAATTCTAATACACCATTTTTATGTACCATTTCTGTTTTACCCCAAATTTTACCTGCTTTCATAATTTTTACTTTTGGTTTTTGCTTTTAAATCTATTATTTGTATTACTTAATTTTGAATGTTTTGTTTTTCTACCTTTAACACGTTCTCTCCATAATTTAAATGAAGATTCTTTTAAGTTAATTCTCATTATTTTTCTAACATCATTTTCTTTTAACCCAAATTGATATTCTATAGCTTCAAAGGGTGTTCTATCTTCCCAAGCCATTTCTATAATCCTATCAATATCCTTATTTTTTACCATGGTATAACCAAAAAGGATTTTTGTATTCGTAATCTTGTAGCAATTCGTTTTTTAAGAAATTAGTTGCTAAAAAATTACCGCTTACAGATACTCTATCTATTTTACTAGCATTTCTAGGGGTGAAGTGCATTACATAGTTTGAAAATAAAAATAATTTACCCTTTTTTTGTTGGGTTTGATAAATGAAATTATTTGTTCCAGAATTAGTCATAAAACATAAATTACCAGCATTTTTAGGTGCGTGAGGGTAATAAACCCAAGATAAACCTAAGGCATCATTAAACAGATCCCCATGATCATGAATCATTGTTTGTTCTTCTGGGGGGATAATGTGACCCCATATTTCTTCTGTTTCCATTCTATTAGCACCAAAAATATCTTCAACTATCTTACTAACAGAATTTTTCATAGTTAAATATGTTTTATCATGTAAATTAGTATCTTCATAAAATGTATGATGCATATCTTTTACATCATTTTGATGTGGTCTACTATAATGAGAACCCTCTTCAGGTTTAGTTCTAGAGTCAATAACCTCTTGTAATATTCTTTCATGATCCAAATCTAAATCATGTTCTGAATAGTATATTCCATTTATTAGTTTAAACATATAATTTTAATTTTTCCATAATACTTGTATGCTTATCAATATAAAGCATATTAACAAACTAACAAAGGTTTTAGTTGTTATTCCTTCTTTAAAGAAATAGCTAACTCCCAGAGCATATATTATCATTCCAACCCCAAACCCGACAAACCTAGCAGGCCATAATAATCCATCAAATCCACTTACAGTATATTTTGTTCCCCAAATGTAAAAAAAAGATATTATTATCCCTGCGGCTGCAACTATGATTTCATTATTTTTAAACCAATCCCATTTGAATTGACCATTGAGTTGGAAAAATACTGCTATATGAGCTATAATAAACCAACTTATACCTATTAAAAAGTGATCTAATTTCATTTGATATCATTTTTAGTATTAATCTCCTTACCTTCGTATTTTACCTCTACAGCCATTATTCTAAAATGGGAGCCTAAAATCCGGTTTTGTTCTAAATTTTCATCAGGATAATTTTCACTAAGTGGTAGGTATCTATCTAAAAATACACTAGGGTAAGCATATACTCCTAAATGTGAATCACCATACCCTATATCTTTTCTAGTAAACCAACAAGCAAAACCACCTTGATGGATAATTTTAACTCCATTTGGGTCATATCCCTTTGTATATGCTGTAATAATATTCCTATGATCACCCATAGTTTTAATTATAGGTAATATTGTTTCGTATGTTATGTCTAACATATCCCCCTGTATATTGAGGATATAATCATAACCAAAAAATTTCTTTTTCTGACTACAAATTCTAGCTGTGCCATTTTCTTCTTCACCTGTTATTATAACATTTTCTTTAGGAATATGTTTGGCAATTTTTTCACTATCAGTTAAAACAAAAGTATCAAATCCAAACTTAGATGCTTTATCAAATACATTTTTAATTAGGGGCTTCCCATCAAATTCTAATAGCATTTTTTCTTTTAATCTACTGCTATTTAATCTAGCTGGAATGGTGATTGCAATTTTCATATTTATGTATTCATTACTTTTGAATATGCTTCTTCATATACATCCACTAATTGTTTATATGGATTTTCTTTTCTAATTATTGATACCTGTTCTAACAACTGAGTACGTTGTCCATGTTCATGTGCACTATATACTAAATCTTCTATTTTACTCATTCCAACTATGTTTTCCCCAATTAATAAGAATTGATAATGGACCTAAATATAAGTTAAAACTTAAATATTTAAATTCATCCTCTTCTATTGGTTCGATTAAATCATAGCCAATTGTAAATCCCTCATGAGGCCATTTCCACCCTAATGAGATTTCCCACCACTTATTTCCTTCTAAATCTGGTTTATTTTTTCCCATATTATAACATTAAATTCCAATTTTCTAATTTCATCCAAAAACGTTCTAACCAAAGGTTAATTTTAACTCCTTCAATTAAATCTTCTCCATTCATCCCACCTTCTTTTTTAGAGGCACAAAATCCTATACCCATATCTAAATAGTCTCTAGCTTTATTATTTTCACCTAATGTACGAAATTCTTTTGCCTTATCAAAACAATGGTGTAAAACTTGTCTTTCTATTTTTTTCATATTTATTATAATTATTAATATTTTCTACATTTATCTAAAGGTACTTGACATAAAGTATCCCCATTTTTAATCAGTGGATTACCGTTTTTATGAAAACCAAATACCACTTTAACTTTATCATCGTAAATTCGAATTCTATCTCCTTGTTTTATCATATTAAAATGGTAATGGTTCGTTAGACAAATCTTTAGGTGTAAATGTTGGATCATCTAATTTACGGTAATCAAAACTTGCAAATGGTTGCTCACCTATTTCTTTAACAGTTACATCTTGAGAATGTCTTCTATTATCTATTGACAATCTTAAGTCATTAGCTCTTTTCTTAGCCATATAATCATTATCAGCATAAACGTACATTTCCATTTGTACTACATATCTTTTGTTTTCTCTACTCATAACTTAGTGATTTGATAATAATGCATTAATATCTTCTCTTGATTGCCATCCTTTAACATCCCATTCTTGTTCTTTATCAGGTAAATTTTCATTTATAATAGCAACTTCAAATGATGAAAATTCATTTGAATCAGGGAAATCATCCCAAACTTCTCTATCAAGTGAAACACCACCTGGAGAACTGTATAATCCTGGACCTGCTACTACAGAAAGGATAACGCCTGGGGATAGTTCTAAACTAGCTCCTATACATTTTTTGTCAAATTTTTGTGGTCTAAATTTTAAGTTTCTAAATGTTTTCATAATATAACCTTTATTATTTTTAATTGCCCGAACCATTCGAACACGTGAATATACGAAAAAAAAACGCGGTAACCAAATGTTACCGCGCTTATCTTTAATTTATTTTGAATTTATCTTATTGATAATCTTTCATGAAACGACCGAAGTGTTCTTGTAATCCTTTATCAGCAATATAATTTTTAAAATCTTCAACATAATCATCTGGTGTGAAATCTTTATATTGTTCTTTACCATTTAACTCAATATCTTTAGCTAATGATTTTACATACATTTCAATTTCATCACCAGTTGCGTTAGCGCCTGCTTTAAGGATAGGATAAAGTGCTTTACCTTTTGTTTCTTCATATCCTTCTTCAACTGAATCTTCTTCATCAATAGCTGTAAATTCTTCTTGTTCTAAATCATCTATACCAGCTAATCTATCACCTGCTATTTGATTACCATCTATTCGTTTTCCCATTTCATTACTTAAATGAGCAATTACATCATCAACGTAGAATGGATCTTCTTCAACTAAATCATAGAATAAATCTTCCCAAGCATCTAAAAATTTCGCTTTCATAGATATGTTAAGCATACCTTCAATACGTTCAGCTACTTCTCTATCAACAGAAGCATATGTTCTTGCTTCTTTAATACCTGCTTTTTCTTGAGATGCTTCAATTGCTAAATCAACTGCTTCTTCACCTTCTTCCATTTTAGAAGCCATAAATTTACCTAACGTTGGTTCAATATCCATCCCAAATTGTTCCATAGTTGCTTTAATTGCAGCATGGAAATCCCCAAAAAACATACTTGCTTCTTTTATGGCACCTTCTTCTAATGCATCAATAGCATAAGATAAATGTTCTGCTTCTCTATGATAATTTACATCAGTAAAATCTTCAAATATTGCTTTTAAAATCTTAATATCAGTATCAACTCCTGTTTCTAATCCTGCTTTTAACATTCCTTCATAGTCAAAATCTGTAGTAAAGCCTGATCCAATTCTATATTGTTCTAAAATGTCTGTTAAATTATATTTACTCATGTTTTATTTTTTTGCTTTTGGTTTTCTACCTCTACGTTTTTTTCCTTTTGCAGCATCAACTACATCACCTACTTGATCAACTACATCTTTAAGTTCTTTTTTTACTGCTTTAGCTCTACGCTTAGTTTCTTTAACTACTTCTTTTACATCTTCAACTGCATCTTCAATTTCATCAGGAATAAAATCACCATCACGGTCATTTATTTTTCCTTTTTTATAAAAACCGAAATAATAAACGGCAGCTCCGATTACTAGAATTACTACTATAAGACCTATAATTTTTAACATAATAAATTTATTGATTAATATTTTGTTATAAATATGTAAAAACTAAGCTAAATTATATTTTTGCTTATATTTTTTAATAAATGAATTACCAACTCCTACTTCAAGCCACTCAGCAATATCAGGTATACCTGGTATTTTTTTAGCTGATAGAACATAATCAATATTTTTATTAATCACCTTCATTTTAGTTTTAGCATTTGAACGATTTGATGTTTTAAATACTACTACTGTACACATACCTTTAGAATATAAACGTTGGTCAATTTGAGGTTTTGCTTGTTTGGTTCCTTTAACTTCCCAATTTTCTACTTTCCAAGGTCCATTTGCAAATTTACTTCTATCATAATGCCAAACTGATCTACTACCTAATTCAGGTTTAGTTGGTACCTCAAGAAATTCTTGAGTGTATTTTTGCCATGGAATTGCTTCTTGTTCTTTTGGTCTTCCTCTACTCATATTACTGTTGTTCTAAGATTATATTTTTAAAATTTTTAATTTCCCACTTTTCAAATAATTTAGTAAATTTAGTTTTTTCATGTTTATAACCATAATCATTCCCAAAAATCAATTTGGTGGGTGGTTCAAATTCAAGTGTTAAACCTGAATCCTTAGTATCAATTATTTCCTTAAAAAATACATCATGTGGAATTATAGATAATTTATCCTCATAATTAGAAGAACTAATAACATGAATTGATAGAAAATTAAATTTACCTCTTTTATTTTCTGGGTTAAATGCTAAAACTTTAGAGTTAACTAATTCAGGGGCTTTGCTCTTACCTTCAACTAAATTAATATCTTTTAAATATGGTTTTAAATCAAGATTTAATTTTAATAGTTGTTCTCTAGTACATTCAAAATCATAACCATCAGCATTAACATAATCCCATAATAAATATTCATTTAACCTATATTGAGAAATATAACCCGCCATTGATGCTAAGTCATTTGGTTTAAACATTTTTAATGCACCGCTTGCAATATCATTTTTAAAACTTTCGTATAACATATTTTTTTAAATTTATAGTGAAACTACTCTATGAGTTTTATTAGCTCTATTTTTGAATTGTTTTCCCCTGGTATTATTTCTACCATCTAAGATATTATAGTTATTTTTAACTAATTCATCTCTAATTTCTTTAAATTTACAGTCATTAACATTCCAACCTCTGGATTTAATTTCTTTAATACCAGCAGGCATTGTTTGAACTCTAAATTGATTGTTTCTTTTTAATTTTTGATTTTGTACTTGAATAAACATATAACCTTTATTTTTAATTAATTAATCGCTCGAACCATTCGAACACGTGAATATACGAAAAATATCCTACTTCCTCGCACTTTTTCAACTTACTTTTATTTTTTTTTCTAATGCTTTTATGTGTTTACATTTACCATCAAACGCTCTCCATCTACCTGGACAATTACAATGGAATTTACCTGATTCTGGGTAATATACCGTTTTATACGTTTTATTTGGGTCACTACTACTAGTTGATATTTCAATTATTGGTTCTTGTCTAACTTTAGGTTTAGGCTTAATCCAATTAATATCACTTAATTCAGTTTCAGGTAATACTTCTTGCCAAGTAGGAACAATATATCTTTTACCACCTATATTTAATAAACTTGGTGGGTTGAGTTCATGTTTATATTCATATTTGAATACTTTTACAGCAATAAAACTACCAAAACCATTTGGATTGATTCCAAATGCTTTGCCTTTAGGCCAAGATACTATTCTTGATCTAATATTACCGTGTTTGTTGAGATTTGAAAATTCGTATAGCATAACCTTTATTTTATACGTGAATATACGAAATATTATTGTGGATTCCTAATTAAGCGGCGTATGTTTTATCTTGTTTATCCTTATCTGCACTTAGGTCTAAACTAAGGGCTATACATAATCTTTTTAATTGACCTGCTTCGTGTATAGCTAAAAAATCTTCATCTGTTAAACTATTAAATAAGTCTATTGTTCTTATATTCATACCTTTAATCATAAATATAAATCATAACCAGAAAACCGTTCCATGTATGTAGTTATTTTTACCCCATTACCATCTTTTCTTACCTTACCAGTTCTAAACCATTTCTTAACACTTCCTGCACCCCCTAAGTGGGCAGCAGCTAATAGTCCTGATTCAGTAACTAATACTCCATGTACTATTTCACCTTCATATTTGTCTATATACTTTTTAAGATACCTTTTATTAGTTTGAAGTAACTTATACATTGCTTCCTCTTGTATCTTAGGTGAATTAAGAAATTCTTCTCGACTCATTTTAAACCCTAAACCCCTAAGTGTTCTTTTACCAAATTGATATTTACCCATATATCCAAAGCGATTTACGATATCATATCTATTACCTGATTCTTTAAATCCAATTGCGTTTAAAAAATCACTATGTGAATTAGTTTTTAATTCAATATTGGGTACCTCTAAAGGTATAATTTCAATACTATCTATACCTTTAACGGGTAATTTAACTATTGGGTTTATAATTTTAGCTCTATAAGTTTTAAATGCTAATAAAGAAATTGATAATACTAATACTCCAATTTTAAGAAAGGTTTTCATACTATTTAGATTTAAGATAATCTATAGCACTAATAATTTTGGCACATCTTTCATAATCCTCATACCTTTCCATAGATTCTAAATTTTGCTCTAGTGTTTCTATAATATCAGGACGTTCAATCATAATATCATATAAGGTATCATCATCTTTTGTTCCTATAGAAACTACTGGTATTTCGTTTATAGATGTTTTTAAATTTTTTAGGGCAACATCTACTATTAAAGTAGATAATTCTTGGTTACCATAAGTAAAAATTTCTTCTAAATCATTTGTGGTTTCAAAAACCATTGTATGTTCGAATTTCATAATTAAAAATTTTTTAAAAAATCACCTTTGATTTTCTTATCATGTAATTTACGAAACTTTTCGTCGTTAGCCAAGGTTTTTGATGCAAGTTTTTCTAGATGTTTAGATTTTTGTTTGTTATAATCCTTAACTATCCTATTATGTTTTTTATGTTTCATTAGATTCTGCTTATATATTGATTAGTATCATCATCATCACCATCTAAACCTAATTCTTTTAAACGTTGGAGATGGTAATCATCTACTTCCCATTCTACCTTTTCGCTTGTACCAAAATGTTCTTGTTTAGATTCTATCTGTTTTACATCTTTGACATTAAAAACATCTCCTACATTTAAAAAATAGTGATTGTAACATAATAACTGAACATTTTCTAAACTGTAGTTATTACTATTACCATCTTGAAAGTGTAATAATAAAGGCATTTTATAATCAAGTACTCTACGTTCTTTAAATTTACAAACAGCACATTCCTCTGATAAATATCCTTGTTCTATTAAAGCATATTTAAGTTTGTTTGGATCAAATGAAGATGCAGCTATTCTACCCTCAATTATTTCTAACATATGAGGCATTTTTTTAGGTCCTTTTAAAAATTTAGGAATGCCCTTACCACTTTGATTTTTATGTCCATCAAACAATTTATATAGCTTAGCCCATTTCTTATAGTGTTGATATGACACATGAAGATATCTAGCTGCAGCCATGTTAGATTTTGTTTTGGCTTGGGCAGCTACGATTTGTTCTTTAGATAAGGGTTTTGCTTGAGGCATTTATTTCTTTTTACTTTCAGTTTCAATACCAAAAGTAAGTTCTGGGTTGCCTTCTGGATTGATGTGTTTTAAATAATCTTTTTCATTTAATATTAAAGTTTCGGTCCAAGTATGGTCTCCAGTACCAAAGGTCATAGGAACTCCTCTTTTAGCACCTACTTCTGAACAATTAACACAAAAGTTATATCCGTATTTAGTTTTTCTTAATTCTGGGAAATCTTCACCACATTGGGGGCATGGAATCATTTTCATAGTCATTTTTTATAATTTTATGGTATACATATCAAACTATAGCTCTTCCTTTCATTTTTTCCCAATCTCGGTTTTTTCTAACTAAATCATTTGTTGATTGTACTGCATTTAAAACATTATCTACCGTTTCTAAATCATCCGCTAAACGTAACATTGCCGAAAGGTCTTTGGGGAAGCAATGACCACCATAACCAAAATCACCATCAGGTCCAGGTACTGCCCAATGTGATTTTCCTAATCTTTTATCAAAAGTTGAATATTCAATTACTTTATCATAATCTAGTTTTAATCCCTCACATATTTGATACATTTCATTAGCAAATGCCACCTTAGTAGCTAGAAAAGTATTTGTAAGATATTTTACCATCTCAGCATGAGTAGATCCAGTTTTTATAATATCAATATCAGGAAATATTTTTCTATATATAGTTTTTAATTTAGTAGTAGAATTTCTAGGTCCTCCTAAAATTACTCTATTTTGATTATTAAAATCTTCTACAGCATTTGCTTCAGTTAAAAATTCAGGGTTAAATACTACATCCATATTAGGATATAATGAATTTATTTTTGCTGTAGTTCCAGGTGGTACTGTAGATTTAATAACCACAGTTTTACATTTAAAGGTTGTGAAAATTTCTTTTACTGTGGATTCAATTAAACTAGTATCACATCTACCTCTTCTATTCATAGGAGTAGGTAAACAAACAAACACTATATCTTGACTCATGGTCTTAATTTTTGTAGAATTACTTTTATCTTCTATTATATCGTAAGTTTTTACTTCGAAATAATTTTTAAACTTTTGATAAATTGCATTACCTACAAATCCCTGTCCTATAATTCCTATCATAAATTAATTAAAGAGTTTTGGTATTCATTCATTTGAATTATATTAATTTTTAAATTACCAAGTTCAAAACTACCTGTTTCCCCGTTATGTTGTATAATTTGAGAGAAACGTTGTATGTTAGTAAAGTCTTCTTGGTTAAATGATATCGGGTCTACTTCAACTAATATTTCATTATTTTTTTCATTATCATAAGGTAAAACCCTTTTACTTAAATCATAAGTTGTATTATTTTTTTCCTTTTCAAAATAAGGAATTGATAATAAATTATAATTACCTATATAAACATTTTCTGCCCAGGGTTCTAATAATTCTAATAATTGGGCATTACAATTAGTAATTATTATTCCCACACTGTATTTAGGTGGAACAATAGGTATTAAGGTAGGATCATGCATTACAAAATGACCCCATTTACGTATAAAATTACGGGTTGATCTTTGGTTTTGTGCTAACCATTCTGGGCTGTCTTCATATATGTTTTTAGCTTTATCTAATACATTACGTCTACTACCTCTACAAGTCATATGATAAACAAATCCTTCCCATGTTTGGATAAACTTAATACCATTTAACTGAAATCTATTGAATATATCAGAATCTTCTTTTGATTGGGGAGCATATAATGGGTCATGTCCTCCTATTTCTTGAAAGTCTTTTCTATAAAAAGCCCAAGGTGCAAATATACCACCTGTTATTTTATCTACATCAGTAAATTCTTTTAACTTGTCTAATAAATCTTGCTCCTTAAATTCTTCAGGTTCAACTCCACCATTCCATAAAACTTTTTCAGGTCCTTGAGGATGTAAAGGGGGTTCAATTCGAGTTAAAGATACAATTGTACCTGGTTTAATGTGTTTTTCAATTGAAGTTAACGCATTAGGACATAAATACATATCAGCATGGTAAATCATTGCTATGTCCTTTGTAGCAACGTCATTTATTAATGTATCATATAATATGGTATGTCCTAATCTATCTGGACCTTCATTGCGATGAGCTTTAAATAAGGGATCTTTATCCATCATTTCTAAACACCAATCCCAAGTTCCATCTGTTGAGGCGTCATCAGCAACACAAATTTCTACTTCATGTTCTCCTTGATTTTTACGAATAGAATCATAAGACCATTTTAAGTATTTAAGATTATTTCTTCCTGGTTGGATTAATGATATTTTCATATTTTAAATTTTGATTCGTGATAAAATTCTTTATAATTTTTTAGGGTGATATTTGAACATAATGTATAAAATTCTTTGTCCGTATCCAACCTGTTTAATAATTTTCTTGCTGTTTCTAAATCCCCATCATTTACACTTAATTCAGGGTGTAGTATTCTTTGAGTATCTAACCCTTTATATCCTATACAAGGTATACCTAAATAAGAACAATTTAAAGCAAATGTACCAGCAGCATGGGTTCTCATCATATGTACCCCAATTTTTCTTTTACTAAGTTCTGATATCCATTCATTCCATTCTAGATATGGGAGTTGAGTTATACCTAATTGTTCTTCACCATCACTTCTTCTACCCATTTGGGGTGAATATATTTCATTTGTTATACTACTAGCTAACATAAAGGAATCAAAACCACCATACCAACTTTTAAAATTTCCACCTACCATAACTCCAGAACGTTTACTTAAAGGTGTTATATTTTTAATAGGATCTTCAATCATTAAAGAAGGTAATAATTTTATATTATTATGATTAGTTAAACCTTTAAAATATTCAACATCAACCTGATTATGGGCAAATATTATATCAGCAGCCATCAGATTATTAAAATAGGTTATTTGTTTAGATAAATCATAATCTTGGAAGTACCAAAATGGTCCTTCTTGCATTATACCTACTTTATCACAAAAACGTTTAATATTCGAAATTTCAACATTATCGGGGGTATTTTTAGGGGTAATTACTATACCTAAATCATATTCTTCTTTTGGGGTTTGGTTTAAATTATAATGATCAGCATTTAAAGCAACCATCCAAGCAAATTCTGTTCTCATATTATTATGATTTCTTGGAATTTTACCATTAAAACCCATTTCTGTAAAAAATGCTATTTTCATAATTCGGATATTGTTGAAGGTGTTATTGGAAGATTATTAAATAAATAATCTAAACTTAACTTAAGTTGCTCATAGTTAGATTGGGTCCATTCATTTTTATTCCAAGATCCATATATATGGGATTGAAACATTATATTATCATCATGTGATTTAATATCAACTTCATGAATTCCATCTGCACCAAATATCATTTTTAGATCCCATTTAAAATTTTGATTATGTTCGTAATGTAAAGCAGCCCATTCAAATTCCTTAGATAAATGTTGAACACAGTAAGGTTGACATAACCATCCTGGGTTTCTCCACCCTTTGGGTTTGTATTCTACCTTTTCCCATTCTCCCATCATTAATTTAATTCTTTCAACACATTGTTGTTCATTCATATCAACAAATTCCATTTCCCCAAACTTATTTTTATCACTTGTATTATGATAATGACCATGGGCGGATAGTTCAAACATTCCTGTTTCTTCTAATTCTTTAACCCATTCTTTGTTTTGGGATATAGGGGCATTATTATGATGATTTGAAGGGATAAATAAATTATATTTAACCCCATAGGTTTCATGTAAATCCCTCATCCAACCCTCGGTTTTTTCACCTAAAATACGCCAATTTTTTTTAGGGTTTACATCATCTATTGATATAGTTAATTTCATTATTTATACATTTTAATTAAACCCAATTTTTCATATTCTTTAAATACTTGTTCTTCATGATTAAAAGAATGACTTTGGCCTAACTTCCAATTATCCGCATCTCCTACTTCTTCCCAATAATGAATTCTAGATCTATCTTCTTGGTAATGAGTAAAACCATAACATGATATATTGGTTGTAAATAAGTTTAAAAAAGATATTCCAACTAAACCACAAGTGGCTTCTGTATCTTTTACTAATGAATTACAATATTGTGTAAAGGGTGGATTAACAAATAAAACTTTATTTTGTGGGGTATTTTTTATCATCCCCATCATCATTTCTCTTTCGTTCCACGATTTTACTATTAGTAATTCATCATTAAGATTAGAAACATAATTAGGATCGTTTTTTTTAAATCTTTGAGGGTCAGAGGTTCCAGCGAAAGCATGACCATTAAAAAATCTAATGTCCGTTCTAGAACCTACATTTTTTTCAAAACCTTTAACTCTAGCTACATTAAATCGTACTATATAATCATGTTTATCAATTTCTTCCCCATATTCTTTATCTAATAATATCCCACTACTACCTACAACTGCTATTTTTTTATCTTTAAGATCTAATAAAAGAGAGGGGTTATAATTTAAAACTAAATTATGTTCTTGATTATTAATTTTTACTTTCATTTATTTAAATTTTCTATTATTTTCCAATCATCTAAAGAGTCTATTTCATAATATGTTTTTTCATCCATTTCATAACATCCTATGTTTCCACTTAACCTATTTTTATTTTCAAGTATATCAGAACTGTGATTTATGTAAAATGCTCCGTTTTCAACTAGGTACCCACCCCAATCTTGTCTTCTAGGTCTATTATTATAGTTATAATTTAAGGAATTTCCTTTACTATCCCAAATAAATCTCTTTTGTTTAACAACAGATAAAACACTATCATAACCTGTATAAAATTCAATAGCCCCATTAAAATCTTTATAACTAGTTAAAGGAGAGGTTGCCTGGACTAACATTACATCCTCATTCAATTGTAGGTTTTTTATAACTTCTATTAATACATCTTCAGTTGAGGATTTATCTTTTGAATTATTAGAATCTCTTTGGTATACTTCTACTTTGCTTAAGTTGAATGATAAAATTAAATCTACATATTCAATATCAGTTGCTACAATTATCTTGTATACATTAGAATTTTGTAAGGAATTTAATACCCACCAAACTAGAGGCTTACCATTTAATAATTTTATATTTTTATTAGGTATACCTTTAGACCCAGAACGAATTGGAACAATTGCTACCATTAACCCCTTAGTGATTTTCTTTTACTTAATTCACTTTTTAGTAATTGTCTTTGTGAATTTCCTCCAAGTGATTTTTCTATATCTCTTATCCCTTTTACTAATTTAATAAGACCAGCAGGTTCTACGGATGCCACTTGATCTGATCCCCACATTGTTCTATCTAAAGTAATATGGCGTTCAATCCATGTAACACCCATAGGAATAGTTGCAAATGTAGTTACTAAACCATATTCATGACCACTATATCCTACTTCTTTACCATGTTTTTTTAACCAATGAATATACTCTAAATTTAATTCTTCAATAGGAGAGGGATATGTTGAGTTAGTATGCATTATTACATCGGGGTTGCTATATTCTATTGCTTTCTCAATTTCTTCCTCAGTAGACATACCTGTTGATATAATTAAATAATCAAATTTACTTCTAGCATATTTTACTAACTCCTTATTAGTGATTAAGGCAGAGGGTATTTTTGAAATATTATTGTATTGAGACATAAAGTCTACTGAATCTTTATCCCATACAGAAGCAAACCATCCAATACCTTTTTCTTTACAGTAGCGATCTATTTCATCGTACTCTTCTTTATTAAATTCTACTTTATATTTATAGTCTAAATAAGTCATATCTCCCCAAGGGGTAGATTTTGGTTTAGATTTCTGTTCTTCAGGAACACAAACATCAGGGTTACGTTTTTGGAATTTAACATAATCACACCCCGATAGAACTGCAGCATCTATAATTTTTTTACACAAATTTAAATCACCATTATGATTTATTCCTATTTCTCCTATTATCTTTACTTTCATCTTTTGTATATTAAGTGTACTGTATTATTTCTAAGATAATACATTTCTTCGTTCCATCCTAGTTTATTTGATATTTTATTTATAATTTCTCTCCATTCTTCAGGGTCTTTTAAATTACAATGTAATTCCTCCCCAAAGTGTATACTACTTTCTAAAGCAATAGCATGACATACAAAATTTTTAGATACTCTAAATGATTCATGGATAGCTTCGCTTTCAATTTCAAGGGGAATGTGTTCCATCCCATCTAAAAAGTAAACTAAATCAAATTGATTATCTTTAAATGGTAGTTGGTGGCAACTTCCTACTTTAGTAGTATAGGATTTATCCACTTTTTTAATTGCGCTTTCACTTATATCTATACCTGTAGGGGTACAACCTAAATAATCTACATAATCCATGATAGTTCCACCTCCACAAGCTATATCTAAACAAGTATCAGATTGTTTAATAATTTCATTAAAACGTTTTGAAAAGTCATATGATTCGTTTTTTAAATCATTTACTTGCCTTAATCCTAAACCATAACCAAAAGTTCTAGAATGGACTTCTTCATATTTTGCTTTTTCTATTTCTACTTTATCCATTATTTATATGTGTTATAAAATTTACTAACTGTTCATTGGATTTTATATCTGCTGTTGGTTCTGTTGGGTGATTCCAAGGGACATCTAAATAGTGAGCTGGGAGTCTATTTGATAAATTATCACAATTAATTAATTTCCCATCAAATTTATAGCCATTTTTAGAATATAATTTTTTAAAATGAGGGACTAATTTTTCTTCGGCATATCTTTCACTTAATAATTTTTCATATTTATCTTTTCTTGTTGGATTATATTCATAAGATTTAATTGCTTCTTCTAATGCCAGATTTACTGAATTATAATCATTAAAAGGTGTACTATTTTCTTTTGTCAAATAATCTACCATAGGCCCTTGATGGTTTTTATAATATACTATATTACACCCACAGAGTAAAGCTTCATGTGTTACTCTACACCCACCTTCTGATTTTGATCCAATGTATAATACTTTAGAATTATTATAAAACCAATTTATAGTTTGAGGTGAAATCCCTAAAAAACCTAATTCACTAGATATTCTTAATAAAGTTATGTTTTTTCTTTCTTCATAATTAAACATTTCTTCATATTTTTTTACAATATCAGTATCAAAATGTTCAACTGTTTCATTTTCTGCCTTAGGGATTACTATTAAAGTTTTATAATACTTACCTTCATCATATAATTTTCTTAACCCCTGTAGTAAGGAGGGAACATTCTTCCATTTAACTGCTCTACTAACACATATAATATCATAAAATTTATCTTTTAACCCTAGATCTTTGTAATCATCAGTTAAGAAATTTCTATCCATTAACTCAATTTTTAAAGTGTTACCATTATCTGGAAAATCTAAAACTGAGGGGTTTGCAAATGTAAAGTCTACAATGTTAGGCATATTGGGAATATTACCAAAATATATACCTTGATTCCATCCTAGATAAAAATATTGTTTTAAATCAATTAGAGTTTGTTGTGCATTTTTTAATAACCAAGGCCATTCTTTATGGGTAAATACAATAATCCCTTTATTATCCTCTGTTGGTTTTTTAAATATATGAGCCATTATATATAGTTTTTACCCCAATCATTTTTGCTAATAGCTATTCTTTGGGGATGGTTTTCAAAATAATAATTAGTATATGTGTAGCGTGTACCATCTTGTATATTAGCTCCTCTATGAATATAAGAAGTATCAGTAAATATTACTGTTCCTTTTTTACCTGTTACTTTAAAGGGTTCTAAATTGTTATTACTACAAAAATCTTCTATAACTTTATCTTCATATCTTGTAGCTTTACCTATCCCATCTCTAGTAGATAAATCAAATTGATCAGATGAAGGAAGAAATAAATAGGGACCATCTTTATCTTCAACATCTGATAGATACACAATAGTTTTTATTTGTTTCATTCTATTATCTCGATGCCATCCACCTCCACTATTAATTATTTGGTTGGATTGAGACTGAACTTTGCCTCCTAAAACAAAATGACTAATTAAAGGATAACCATAATATTCACTTCCTATTTCTAATAATAAAGAATCATTAGCAAAAGTTTTTGCTGTGTCATAATGATTCTCCATTTTAAATAATCTCTTATCCCCAGAAGTTCCTTCTTTAGACTCAGATTGAATTTTAGATTTGAATTTTATTAAACCATCTTCTATATCTTTTACTGCCTGATCACAAAATTCGGGTGTAAAATAGTCTTCTATTACACATATTCCTACCTTATTTAAGTTATCTATTATTTGTTCTTTCATATTTCTTCAATTCTTTTTGTTTTATCACAAATTAATAAGTCATATGGGGGTTTTTCTCCTACACTTAAATGATGGTATTTACAACCCCATTCTTCTATTTGATTCTTAGTAATTTCATACCAATCAATCCCAGTTAGTGACCCTCTAGCAGTATAATATGTAATCGTATTTCCTTCTAAATATAATTTGTTTATTTTATTTATATTGATTTGAATAGGTCTAGCTAAATTATATTTCATTTTATCACAACCATACTCATAATCACAAATGGTATCATCAATATCTACATATACATTCATAAAGTATCGTAATATTTATTCTGTTTTTCTTGTCTTTCTATCGTTTTAGGATGCATAAGAGCAAAATCATGATAAGCTGGTAGTGTTGCGTAAGTTCTAAACCCTTCTAATCTTTCATGAACTTTATTAACCCATTTTATATCTGGTTTATTTTTCCAAATACGCCATTGGTAATCAGGCCAGTTGACTCTTCCTTCATCGTCAATATTCCATCTCCACTTAGTAGTATGTTCTTGAGTTAGACCTTCAACTGTATTTACTCTAGGAACCAGGTAAACTTCGTTGTTAGGGTTCCCTTTTAGTATTTCAGGTAGATGTTCTAAAAGTGATTGATGTGGTATTTCATCAGCATCTATTTGAAATATAAATTCACCTATACAGAGACTAGTTAAGTAGTTTTTCCAATCAGCAAAATGATTATTAAAAGATTTACGAGTTAATTTAATACGTTCTTCATTTTTTAGCTTAATTAAATAAGCCCAAACTTCAGAAGTTCCGGATTGTTTATCAAACAAAACTACAATTTCATCCTGTTCTCTCTTATTAACCAATAGTACTGAAAGGAGTTTTTGTATTTCAATAAACTCATTACATACTGTTATAGCATAACTTATTTTCATATTGTTCTATTCTGGTAATACCCCAATATATGAAAGTGCTCCAATAAAATCACGTTCTATAAAATGTTTTATTGTAGACATATCTGGTCTGAATTTCTTGTTTTGGTATTTTTCTGATTCCTCAGGAGATACGGGAACAGCTTTAACTGCCCCCCATTTCCAATTGTTTCGAGAATTACCATCGGCAAATACCATTCCTTTTTCTTCTACATTAATAGTTGAAGGCATCCATATTTTTCCCGTTTCTTCTTCTTCATCTAATAGAGATTTGTAAAGTTCAGGTAAAACTTCCATTTGTTCCTTAAGAAATTTACTACCTGGTTTTAATAAAGAATTAGATATAAACCCACACCCATAACACATTTCTAGTGTAATATCTTTAGTCACTTCTTGTCTATAACAGGCATCAGACCCACATCTTGTACATTGTATTAATTCATCAAAATTCATATTATTTTGTTTTTGTAAGTTTTGGTAAAGTTAATTTAGGTAATTCTACCTTTGGTGAAGTTTTCTTTAATGTAGGCAAACTTAAAGATACTTGTTTTGGGAAATCAGGAATATTTGAATTTAAAACATTACCAACCAATTCCTTCATTTTCTTATAACTAAAATTGGATTTAGAATATTTTAGTTGTTGTTTTGCTTTTGTTTTAAAAACAGAATACTTTTTAAAAACATCAGTAAACGATTGACCTACATGAGGGGTACTTACTTTAAACCACTGAGATTCTGGGATTAGCCAATCATTAGCCGCACTCTTATGGACATTTTCTAATTCTCCAGGAAGTAAAGTAGTGAAATTTCTATGTAAAAAGTCAGTATGTCCGGAGAAATTGGTTGCTATAATAGGTTTTCCTGTTAAACTAAATTCAAGTAAGGGTCTACCATATCCTTCCCCCTTAGTTAAGGATACCATAGCTTTTACTTTTGAATTGTTATATAAACCATTTATATCTTCATCACTAAAAGACCCATTAATAAGATATATATTTGGTAAATCATCAGAATTAACACTTTCTCTAATATCTTTAATTCTTTTTAGTATTGTATCTTTACTTATATGAGATTCTACCCCTACAGAAGTTTTCATTATTAATCCAGGTTTTTGCTTTTTATTTTTAAAGGTTTCATAAAAAGCCTTAACCATTAACCCCACATTTTTTCTATCATGGCCTATTTCACCACCCATCCAATGTCCTACAAATAAATAGTTGAAATTTTCTTTTACATTATCTAAATTAATTAAACTTTTTTGTTTTAAAGGTTTATATATATCTAAATTAACACCTTCAAATATAACATGCATCGGTTTTTGAAGCTGAACCATACCAACTGTTTGACCTGTTTGGTTGTTTTTTCTTTCATATCTCATACTTTCAAAAACTTTTTTAGAATGTTTTGAAGAAACCCAATTCATATCCATTCTATTTAAACCTTCGACCCATTCTGCTTTACAAGCAGTAGACTCAATTCCTGCTGTACATCCTATATTATATTTTCCTACAGGTTGGAATTCATTTGGGATAGTTATTTGCATCCAAATATCAGGTTTTGTTTTATTCCATTCTGGGGTTGCTATATGTTTTATTAAGAATTCCCATTCCGGGTTTTCTTTACAAAAACCCCATGCTGTTGATCCCCATCTTTGTGGCAAAAGTTGGACTTCATATTTATCTAATTCAATTATAGCTTTAATTATATCTCGGGATCGACTTCCATACCCACTATAGGTGTCAAATGGGGATGATATTACAAATCTTGGTTTACTCATTAGTATTCTATTTTATGATTTAAAAATTTACCTTTATATTCATTTGCATTGACAACTTCATATGTATCTCGTGGTTTCCAACTACTAAACAAATCATTAAAGGCTTCTATAACTCTATCAGCTTGGTGTTTGATTGTAAACCCAGCTTCTTTTGACATAGCCCATTCTCTACCTTTTAAACCTAAAGCTTGTCTTTCTTCTTTAGGTAGATTATAGATTTTTTTAATTTGGTCACAAGCATCTTCCCATTTACATCTATCATCAAAAATATAAGGTGTCATAGGTGATCCTTGGATTGATCTATTAGAGGGATATACTGGAAAAGCCCATTCTCCATGTTTATCAAATGTTTTTTTATGATTAGAAGGAATATCAGCATCTGGTGTATACCACTCTCCTTTATTGTCTTCGAATCTCATTTGATCTTGCATACCCCCTGTTACATTAGCAATAATGGGTGTACCTGAAAGTAATGCTTCTGTTATGGATAACCCCCAACCTTCATTTGATGTAAGTAATATCTGTGCATCTGCTATGTTATACAAATAATTAAGTTGTGGTTGAGTTAATTTTGATGTAGAAAATATAACATTTTCTTTATAATTTTCATTAAATAGGTATTCTTTTACAGCTTTTAAATCTGTACCAGCTTCTGTAATTAATTCTGTGTGTAATATTATAAAACAATTTTTAGCTTTTTCTTTTGGAAGAGAATCTAAAAAGGATCTAAATGCTAATAAAGTATCAGGAATTTGTTTTCTTCTAATATTTCTAGAATTGAAAAAGAGAACAAACTCTGGGGTTCTATCTTGAAAAATTAACTTTTTGAAGTTTTTAAATTCTGGATCCTTAGGGTTTATTGGGAAAAAAATATCTGAGTTTAATCCATGAGGGATATATTTAAAGATTTTATTTTTACCTTTGTCTCCTAATACTAATTTATTAATATTAACTGTTTGTTTAGAAATACCCATTAATAAATCACAAGCTTCATAGTAAGGTTGATTGTACATAGGGGCAGGATAATCATCCCAAATATTTAAGTAAGTAATAGGTATTTTTCTACGGATTTCATTCTCCATATTAAACAACCAAATAAAATATCTAGGATCAGTAAATAACATTATAGCATCTGGTTTTTCTATATCTATTATTTGTCTTACTGATTCTGGAGTTCCATACCCATTTTGAGGGTATAATGTTACTGAGGAGTCTTTTATTTTGAATTGCTCATCAATACTCTTAGATAAATCTATTCTTTTACCCTGATCAGGATGTTTAATGGCTCCTGCCATTTGAACCCAATTAAAATGATGTGAAGTATGAAGTACTATCTCTTTGGCTACTGTAGCAACTCCAGAATGGACTCTAATATCATCACAAATTAATAATATTTTTTTCCTTTGTTCTTTAGGTAAATATTCAAAATTTTTATTCATCATCTTTTATTTCAAGATTAATTTGATTAGTAATTTGTTTTCGAAAGTCTTCATTTGTAAGGTATAGATAGATAGCTCTATCAGCAAGTTTTTGGAATGAAAACTTACGTTTTACACATTCAATTTTAAAATTCTCAAATAAATCACTTTTGATTTTTACACTAGTAAGTGTCATGTCTTTATTGGCCATAGTCTTTATTTATTAAAACATTATTTTATTATATATACGTATGTGTGAATCTATGAAAAATGTTCACCAGCACCACACAATTCTTTATCTTTATTATAAGGGCAAAAATTACAATTCCATTTAGAAGGGGATTTGGGGTAATTTGCTTCTTTTATTTTACCACTTGAATTAAAACATTCATTGATAAAATCATTAATAGCTGTTTTAGCTCTACCTAATTTAATTTTCCCACTAGGGGGTGTAAATTGTTGTACTCTATAAGCTTGGTATGGAGACATAAGTTTTTCATCATCTGGGTCTAATACTTTTCTTTTAAGAATGAAAAATTCAATTTCAATTTTATCTAAGGGTATCCCATATTGTTCTGAGAAGTATTGTTTATAAAGTAAGAGTTGGAATTGTTTATTTTCATCTTTTTTAGCGTAATCATTCCACCCGCTAGTACTGGTTTTAATGTCAATTATCTTAAATGTCTCTGTTGCTTCATGGTATGTGACAACATCAAGATACCCCATGTATAACACGTTATTTAACATTTTATTTGGTGCTATTACAATGGGTATTTCACAACCAACTAAATAAGTACCTTTCTTACTAAAATATCTACTACGTTTTTTCTTAAACCATTCTAAGATGGCAACTCCATCCTCGAAAAATTCTCTCATTTCAATCGCATCCGAGAAATGTTCTGAGTTATTTGATTTGTATTGTTTTTGGTATTCACCTATATAAGCTTCTTGAAAATATTCCTGTATGTCTATTTCCCTATCGGCAGCAGCAAATGATTTTTCATATGCTACATCTAAATAATGTTGCATAGCTTCATGGATAGCCGTTCCAAATACAGTATGAATAGAAGATGTAAATCGTTTAATTTTATCTTTATATTGTAGTTTCCAACGATGGGGACACCCTCTGAATATAGACATCTGGGAATAAGATATATTCTTTTGATATGCATAATTAACAGGTGAGGGTGGATTATTCCTTATTTCCTTTACTATTTTAGGTAATTTCTTCGCCAAACTATTTTTTCCATTTATTTCGACCTACTAAAAGACCTATTATCCCATAATTGGCAATATCAATAAATGTATCTTGCATACCTTCACCTTCAACAAATGATCTACCATTAATTAATAAGTTTTTTAAACGTGATATCTTATCAGTTAATCTAATACATAACCCCGTTAGTGAGAACTGTTTATCATCGCTATTATTAACGATATCTCCACCTAAAGTAATATTATTTAAACCATAATCCATGTGTTTACGAGCAAACATTTCGTACATTTCTTTTTGTATGGTTTTAAATTCATTAGATAATTCTGGATATTCATGTTCGAATATTTCTACAGGGGTTGAATTTAAATTTGGTGTTATTTTTCCACTTTTAGCGTCACTAATTTCTCTACTACTCATAACTTTTTCTAATTGAAGGGCATTAGCACTAAAATGTCCCCCGGGATTAATTTTATTTTCTAAACTCTCTATGTATTTTTTGATTGTATCACCCATTGATTTGTTCTTTACTGTCTGAGAAGTATATGTTTAATACTGCAAGTCTATCGTCAGCATCAACTAGATTTATAAGTGCTTCTTCAGCGTTTTTATAAAAATCTTCTGTAGAGTGGTCTCCAATTCCTACTGCTTTATTACCTAATAATTCAAGTGATAATAATGCTTTAGCCTTATCTGCTTCAGCAGATGTTTTTAACATAGTATATAATTCTTTTGTCATTTTAATAACGGTTTTATTTCTTTTTTATTTAATCCTCTGTTGGTTAATATACGATTAATTTCTGGGGTATCCAATATATTTATATATTCTTCTGCTTCTTTACTTGAACATTGATAGTGTTCTTTAATGTGGGTTGTTAAATCTTTATTAGGTTGTTTTACTTTGGATTTAACATATTTACTCCATTTATTATTTTTAGGAATAAATTCCCTATATATATTGTAAATCATTCTTTTTTCCTGTGGAGGAAAGTCTTGAACATAGTTTACAATTTCTAAATAATCAGGATTCATAGATAAAAACCTATGTATCATATAACTATTCCAAACCTCCCAGTCTTTATCTGTAAAAGACTCAACTGGGGGTTTGGTGTTATTAATTGCTTTTAACCAATCAAAGATGTTTTTCATTTAGCAAAGTTCGTCTTCTAATTCCTTTCTTAAATCTCTTGGAACTGAATCTTTTAAGATTTTTTTAGTAGAAGGATCATAAAAAATTGGGATTGGAAGTAATGCATCTTCTTCTGATCCGGTTACAAATTTAGATACCTTACGTAAAATTACTCCTTGTTGGAATACACTCCCACCATCAAAATTTTTTACTTCAGTGGTGTTTTTCAAGTCAATAGGTGGCATTTGTGCCTCTGGTTGTTGCATAATTATTTATTATTTAATATTTGTTGGATTAACGACATTGTATTTATTTCCTTGTCGATTCGGAAATTTGCTTTATATTGATGTTCATTTATTAAAATAGCTGCTGTACCTTCTTTGTT